GCGTATAGTTAGCGTATTAAAAGGCGAGCAATATCGGAAAAAATATGAGCAGAGACAATAACTTTTTAGGATTTAACGACTTCATTTGGTTTAACGGCGTAGTTGAAGACCGTCAAGACCCACAGAAACTAGGCAGAGTGCGAGTGCGTACTCTTGGCATCCATACGCAGGACAAGACCGTTTTACCGACAGCAGACTTACCTTGGGCTCAATGTATCCTGCCAGTCACATCAGCAGGAATATCTGGTCTTGGACAGTCTCCGTCTTTTCTTGTTGAGGGTACGTGGGTGTTTGGTTACTTCCGTGATGGCACCGATTGTCAAGAGCCTATGATATTAGGTTCTTTACCTGGTAAACCAAGTGAGTTGTCTTCTCCTTCTAAAGGTTTCTATGACCCGAATGGTATATACCCTCGTTATAAGGATGAGGTGGATGTAAATAGGTTGGCGGTGAATGGTAATGAACCGCATTTATCTTTAGAGTTGCGTAAGTTAAGTCAGGTGACCGGCATACCAACAGCAGACTTTGATTTAGTCTCAATACAAGACCACGTGGGATCCGACATAGAGGCAAGTGATGGTGATACTTGGTCACAACCTACAATCCCTTACAATGCAACTTACCCTTACAATCACGTATACGAATCAGAGAGTGGGCATATAAAAGAATATGATGACACAAAGGGGTCAGAGAGAATATACGAGGCACATAGAACAGGCACGTCATATGAAATAGACCAAGATGGCACAAAGACCGATATAATAAAAGGCGACCATTATAACATAGTTTATGGTAAGAGTCAAGCATTAATTGAAGGCAATGCTGATATTACTATTGGTGGCAGGCATAAGATATACATTAATAAGAATGGTGAAGAGAATAACCACTATGACATACAGATAGGTCCTAATGCGTCTGTTAATATACAAATAGATAAAGGGGATATGAATGTGGTTCTTAAAGATGGCAAGCTAAATACAAATGTAGCTGGCGATTACAATATGAAAGTAGGTGGCAACTACAATTTAGATGTGAGAGGTGATTACATAGAGACCATATCTAAGACAAAGACATCTAACACCACAGAGGCAGTTAATCATAGAGGTAAGACATTCAAAGTGATAGCTAATAGAATAGACTTGAATTAATCTCAAAAATCCTCCAGAAAAAGCGCTATTAAAAAAGCAAAGTGATTCGCTAGACTACAAATGCAATAACATCCAGCACACTTATAGGACGTATCAGAAAAAACGACCAGTCTCTAATCCAATAAATAACCATACATTCAACTAGAATTTTTTTTGGAGGAAAAAAGGTGCCTAGGAAAGTAAAAGCCTCAAAAGAGGTAAAACTTACAAAATTACAAAAACTCAAAAAGTGGTCAACAGTAGACCATTGGATTGACCTAATGGTAGATATTGGACTGATTGCGTTTGATGTTCTCTCTTCACCTATTCTCATCATAGTACGTTTCTTTAGATACTTTATGAATAAGTGGGTCAATGGTCATATTAAAAGGTTTCTTAAATGGTTCGCCCACAAAATATTAAGAATCTGACCAACAAAATAATACGATTAGGCTTTTGGTTCTTTCTTATCAAAGGCCTTCTTTGGTTAGTTTTCTTATTTGTCACAGCACTTCTAGGACTAAACTATTATACATAGTCGGTGTTGAGACTTCAGGAACCAGAGTACCTAGGATCCAAATCACGAAGTTAAAATAAGTTTTCCATATCATTCATTTTCTATCAGTTGTATTCTAAATAGTAGTGGACATATCACTCACTATTCAGGACACCACTACAATGTTAGACCCAATTACAGCAGTCGCAACGGCGACCTCAGCATTTAATCTCATCAAAAAAGGTATTGCGTTCGGTAATGATTTAGAGAGTATGACAAATTCTCTTTCTCGTTGGTACGGTGCAGTATCAGATTTTAACTACGCAGAAAGAGAAGTCAATAGTGCTGGCGGTGTATCTAAACTATTGATGAAAGGGAGTATCGAAAAGATGGCTCTCGACATTACTATGAATAGACAAAAGATACAAGAACAGGAAAAGGAATTGCGTACTCTGATTACTTACGCATACGGCCCAAATATCTATAATGAAATGATTGAATTAAGACGCAAGTTAAAAAAACAACGTGAGCAAGAAGTTTATCGTAAAAGAGAATTGAAACGTAGTATAATAGAGGGGATTTGTATTCTGATATTAGGAGCAATGATACTCTGTGGTGTCTTGTTTATAGCATATTTGGCGACTCGTTAATGTCTAAATAATCTCTATGTCGGTAGAAATACTTATCGGCCCCTCTATAATACTAATACTTGTTATAATTGGTTTAGTATATAATAATGGGGCGGACTCTTCGGATTCGAAGGAACTCAAAGAAGAAGACCAAGAGAATAACGCCCTTGTTGAATTTCGTAAAAGAATGGGATTAGATTAAACGTAGTGAAGATACGAGCCAATGATATATTTATTTTTATCTATTGGTTTGTGTCCTGTATGTAGATAGGTCCAAGTTGGTGGAAACATCAAGAGTCTTCCTGGTTTTGGTTGTACGTTCAAATCAAAGTTAGAAAAGGAAGTAGCTCCCTCTTTGTTTGAATCNAAATATAAAAAGAATACAAGAAAGCGTCTTGCTGAATCGTAGTCACCAACATCTACGTGTTCTTTAAACTCATCAATATCATTTGGCTCATATCGTTTCATACGTATCGCCTCAAAACCATATTGTTTCGGCCATTGTGTGGGAGTGATACCTACTTCTTTTGCATATGTGCCGATTCTTGATTTAAAGGTAGTGTAAAGACCATCAACGATTGGTTTCCAATCTTCGTGTTTATTGAGTTGTATTTCTTTAAATGAACGGTGACCTTTTAAGATTGTTTCTTCTTGTTGGTCTTTATTGATTTCAAACTTTTCGATTATCTGTTTACAGATGTCTGGCGCCAATACGTCATCATATACTTTTATAAAATTTTCCATTTGTCTATACTATCAATATTTAGACCAAATGGCAATGCCTAAATATGTGTATGAAACATTATTCAACACACAAGCTAGGCATTGATATTGACAAATTAGGTAAATCCTATTTTGACTTTAGAAGCAAGTTAGGATTTCGTACAGACGATAAATCGCTACGAGACTTTAACGCAATATGCATAAACCGGAAACCTGGAGACGAAAACTCAATTACAGGCGGTAACGTAAGAGGTCTATATTGGACATATCCTGATTCAACAAATGTTGAAGAACAAAGGTTGCCTTATATAGAAGAAAGTAAATATACTGAATTATGTCCTGAATTTAAAGGTACATATATTGAAGAAGTCTATAACCAAATCACATCAAAATTCAAACTAGGCAGAGTGCGTTTTCTAATGAAACCACCAAGGTCTTGTTTATCTTGGCACCGTGACCCCGAAATGAGATTACATATTCCTATTATTACAAATGTTGGATGTAAAATGGTAATTGAAGATGAGGCGTTTCATATGCCAGCAAACGGTGATGGTTATATTACAGACAATACAAAATATCATAACTTCTTTAACGGCTCAGAAATAGATAGAGTACATTTGGTTGCTACGTTGTTGGACCATAATTGTAGTGGTGATGATTGTTGTAAAATGTGTGACTAATTATAACTAAATAGTTATATCGTTTATCCTGAAACGGACGGAAGTAAACCACAAAGGTTGAAGAAACGCTCTTTATTAAAGGAGATAGTATGGACTTAATAAAAGACCTACGAGCTTTAAGAAAAGAGAAAAGTAAATTAGACTCTGCTAAAGCTCAATTAAGAAAAAGAAGTAAAGATAGTATTGCTAGACCAAAAGCAAAGAAAAATCTTTTTTCTGACGACCCACGTATGCAGAGCATATAGATAAAAAAAGGGAGAGGTTCTGGCCTCTCCCTTTCAAAGACTTACAGGTCACTTATAAAAATAAGACTTACACACTACTGCTTTGAATCTCCTCTACGTTGTTTGTTTGCTGTGATTAGCAACTAATTCATTTTAACCTCCCATATTACATTACGAAAACTTGGTACTCCCCGCCAGACTCGAACTGACAACAACACCGTTATGAGCGGTGGGTTCTACCTTTGAACTAGAGGAGTGATTTGGTGCCGGCGACTGGACTTGAACCAGCAAGGCATTAATGCCGACGGATTTTAAGTCCGTTATGTTTACCATTTTCATCACACCGGCTAAATTGGCCTACTCGGTAGGACTCGAACCTACGACCCACAGCTTAGAAGGCTGTTGCTCTAATCCAGCTGAGCTACGAGTAGATTCTGTTTGTAAACGTTTAACGCTTCAATTGTTTTATAGGAAAAGGCGTAAGGATTACGCTCAATAAAAATTAATAATTCTGATAGAGTCATACCTAAAAATGTACACTCTTTGTTTAAGACGGTAGTAGCACCTTTGATTTTCATAGCGAATCACTCCTCTTCAACTATGCTTGTATTATGCAGGACTTTTATAAGATTGTCAAGCCTTATCTGTGATAAATGGCAAAAGTTTGTGCCATTAGTTTATGGCAAAAAGATTGAGGTCTAATATAAATTCCATTCATTGATTCACCTCTAAACCTATATCTTATTTTTTTACCCATACCAGTAGAAGACACTTCTTTAAAATATTTTAAATACTTAATTGGAATACCTTTAGCAATAGAAAGTTCTTTACTAAAAGGATCCGTTAAGTATTTAATTATGAGAGGATTAACAACCCTCTCAAAAATCTTTCTACGTCTATTCATTAGGCAGCCTCCAACTTTATTAGAGAATAAGGCACAGTCCATTTACCACGACCCTCTTCCATAACAACGGCTTTCTTGGGATTGCATTTCACAATTACACCGTGATGTTTAGCACCATTAGGTCTACCAAACACAACTTTAGAACCAACACTAAATTGGTCTAAAGAAACTTGATTTGCTTTTGCAATCGCAGCCTCTAAAATATAAAGATGTTCTTTATGAGAAGGCTCTCTAATCCAATCAAGTACCTTATTCAAGTCATTAAATTTCAATGTAGTCATAATATAGTCCTTTTCTATTTTAAGTAAAGAGGTCCAGTCCAACGAATTGGGTAATTACCCTCTAGGACATTTCCTCTTGGTTGATTTAAAGCAGGTGCATTGTAACCAGCAGGTTTCAATATATCGCCTTTTTTAAAATGTTTGAAGTCAGTTTTACAGATGAAACAGAATACACCGTTTTCACGTACAACTTTTATATACTTCTTTCCTTCTTTAACTTTAACTGAATCATTCCATTTTGCAATTTGCTTTTTTGCATATTCAGATAAATCGTTAGTAGTTTCGTTAATCATACCTTTTGATGACCATTGTTGATAGTCAGCTAAAGCACCATTCATCATATTAGTAATGCCGTCTTGTAGTGTCTCGGCAGTTTTTTGAACCATTGTCATAGTGTAATCCTTATTGTTGGTTATTAATTGCGATTAGTCCACCAGAAACAAATAGTATAAGACCTGTCACGGCATACATAAATGTCTCTAATAAAGTGTTTGCTTGTTCCATACATTTACCATCACAATCGCCGCCAGAGCCGGCCATCATTGCGATACCTAAAAATATCAGAGTTGCAGAGGTTATTGTCATTAGTGTTTTCATAGTGTTGTGTCCTTTCTTATTTTATGTGTCCATTATAACAGATTGATTCGCAAATGGCAAGCGGTTTTTTCATATTAATTTAAAGCAATTAGCATTAACAATAGACTATTCAATGAAAATCCTATTGCGTTAGATACGATATATAATATATCTTTAGCGAATATAGCTCTTACTAGAAACAGAAACAATCCTAACCATACTAGTAGTATGAAGTTTAATGGTGGTAAGTTTGTTGACCAACCCATTAATACAGATAAAGAAGTCGGAGCAGTTGCACCGTGAATAAGTATCATACCTACCCAACCACAGGCTTCGGAGATTTTGTTTGATTTAATTTTTTTCATAATATATGTCCTTTCTTTATTATATGGATAGTATACCACATCTAAATATAGAAAGCAAGCACTATTTTCACTTTTTTTCAAAAAAATGCATAAAAAAACCCTTATAAATCAACACTTTATTATTTTTTTTGTTCTTGCTTTGTTCTTTTTAGTGTCCGGATGCTCAAAAAGCGNTGAAAANTGCAAATATTCGCCAGATTTTGACGTAAACAGCGAATCACTTAGCGAATCACTTGACGGAATTGTTCAAATTGAAAAAATGCAATTAAAAACACGTTGTAAATTCTAATATAAATATAATTAAAATTAAAAATTAACAAAAAGCGAAGAAATTATGAAAAAAATGAGAAAATTCTTTTTCTGGAACGAAAACGGCGATGAAAAAGAGACGGAACAAATGAGTTTATCAAAAGCAGTCAAATCTGTACAAGGAGATTTCAAAGACCAATTTATCGGCGTAGAATATACGTCAAAAAAAGGTAAAGAAGTGTCATCAACGATAAAATTGCCTTGGGGTAGAAAAGTTAGACAAGCAATAGCAACAGAAAAGAAGAGAGCCGCATTAAAGGCAAAACAACAAAGGTAATTTATGGCTAAATTGAGTAAGTCTTTTGTACCACACGAAAGAATGCCAAAAAAGACATCACAAGGAAAAAGAAAAGGTGTTAAATTAAGTTCAATGAACAAATCAAGAAAACGAAGTTTAAAATATTACAACTCACAAGGAAAATAGTTAATGCCAGCAGTCAGTAGAAAAGGTGATAGTTTGTCAACAGGACACGCTTGTGTAGGAACAACAACATTGGATACACCTGGACAAGGTACTGTATTTGCAAACGGCATATTGATTGCGAGAATTGGTGACCCAACGGTACCACATCCTAACCCACCTATACCACCTTGTCCTGATCACGTAGCAAATGTTAATGCAGGTTCGCCAAACGTGTATGTAGTTGGTATAAAGACTGGCAGAATTGGTGATAGTGCAGACGCTGGTGCTATGACTAGTGGTTCTGGTAATGTTTTTGCAAACGGTTAGAAAAAGTATATAAATATTGCTATGGCACAGTATGATTCAGCAACCACTAATAACTCTAATAGGCAAAATCAAAAATTTAGTGATATTGACCTAGACTTTACGAGAAACATAGTTACAAGTGATGTAGCTATGGTAACAAATGTTGTTGCTGTTAAAAGGTCAGTAAAAAATCTAGTACAGACTAATTTTTATGAGAGACCGTTTAATCCAGAATTAGGATGTGGTATAAGGGAATTATTATTTGAACCCTTTACACCTATAACAAAAGTATTATTAGAAAGAAAAATAGAGGAAGTATTACAAAACTTTGAACCAAGATGTGTACTTCAAAATGTAACCGTTGATGATGACCAAGATAGAAATAGATTAGTTGTTGATATTTATTTTTATGTTAGAGGTATTCCAGGTCCACAAACGGTTTCAACATTCTTACAAAGGTTAAGATAAAATGGCAAACGGTAAAATATCAGTTTCAGAATTAGACTTTAATTTAATCAAAACAAATTTAAAAACTTTTTTACAAAGTCAAACAGCATTTCAAGATTATGATTTTGAAGGTTCTGGTTTATCAGTTTTATTAGATGTCTTATCTTATAATACTCACTATATGGGATTTCTTGCCAATATGGCAACAAACGAATTATATCTTGATAGTGCAGACATAAGAAATAATATTGTATCACTAGCAAAAATGTTAGGTTATACTCCTAATTCACCAAGAGCACCTAGAGCTTCAATCAATATAGTTGTTAATAATGGTTCAGGCACATCTATTACAATGTCAAAAGGAACAACATTCTCGACAACTATTGAAGAAACGTCCTATCAATATATAAACAATGAAGATATAACTTCAATTCCAAAAGATGGTGTTTATACGTTTTCAGATGTAACATTATATGAGGGTACTTTAGTCAGATTTAAATATACAGTTGATAGTACAGACGTTGACCAAAAATTTATTATTCCCACACCAAACGCAGATACATCAACTTTAAAAGTTTCAGTACAAAATTCAGCTACTGATTCATCATCATCAAATTTTACTCTAGCAGGTGGTTACACAGGTGTTGATTCAATTTCAAAAGTTTACTTTATACAAGAAGGTACAGACGGCCGTTATGAAATTTATTTTGGTGATGGAGTTACAGGTTTTAAATTATCAGACGGTAATGTAATTACACTAGAATATATTGTAACTAATAAAGAAGCTTCTAATGGTGCAAATGTTTTCAGTTTACAAGGTGATGTTGGTGGATTTACAGATGTTTCAATTTCAACAAATTCAAATGCTCAAGGTGGTGCAGAAGCTGAAACAGATGATTCTATTAAATTTAATGCGCCTTTAAACTTTGCGGCTCAAGACAGAGCGGTAACTACAACAGACTATGAAACACTTGTAAAACAAATTTATCCAAATGCATTATCAGTTAGTTCTTGGGGTGGTGAAGATGACGAAACGCCAAGATATGGTATAGTGAAAATTGCAATTAAGGCAGCTTCAGGTTCTACTTTAACTGACCAAACAAAATTAGATATTGTTAATGGTTTAAAACCATATAATGTTGCTTCAGTAAAACCAGAAATAATTGACCCCCAAACAACTTCAGTTTTATTAACATCTAATGTTAGGTTTGATGAAAAATCAACAACTAAATCAGCAACAACGTTAAAATCAGAAATAATAAATTTTATATCTAATTACAATACTTCAACACTTCAAAAATTTGATAGTGTGTTTAGATATTCAAAATTATCAAGTTTAATAGACAATACAGACTCTAGTATCTTATCAAATATTACAACAGTTAAAATTAGAAAAAGTTTTATTCCTACTTTAGGAAGTTCAGCTGCATATAATATATACTTTAGAAATGCATTATATAATCCTCATTCTGGTCACAACTCAACAGGTGGTGGTATTTTAAGTTCAACAGGTTTTAAGGTAACAGGTAGTAATTTTGAAATGTTTTTAGATGAAGATGGTCTAGGTAATGTTAGACGTTATTATCTAGTTAGTGGTGTTAAAACATATGCTAACAATACACAAGGTACTATTGATTATGCTTCAGGCCAAATTACTTTAAATTCTTTGAACATTGCTTCAATTTCAAATATCAGAGGTGCAGCTTCTACAATTTTAGAGATTACAGTTCAACCAAATTCAAATGATGTGATACCAGTCAGAGACCAGATTGTAGAAATAGATGTTGCAAATTCTTTAATTACAGTAGAAAAGGATACTTTTGTTGGTGGCTCTGCCGAGGCAGGCGTAGGTTATTCTTCCAGCTCAAGTTATTAATGACTAATGGCAAAATTTAATGACAAAATTTCAACGATACTTAATGGTCAACTACCTGAATTTATAGTTGCTGACCATCCTAAATTTGCTGATTTTCTAAAATCATATTATCAATTATTAGAATCTGCTGAATTACAAGTTAAAGATGTTCAAACAACTGTTGGTGTTTTAATTGAAACTGAAACAGGTCAAGAAAATAATATCGTATTCAATGCTACAAGAATTGGTAGTGCTATAACAAACATTGATGAAGGCGATAAAATTCTATTAGAAGAAACTACTTACGGAAAATTTATCGTAGGTGAAACTATAAAAGGGTTAATTTCAGGTGCAGAGGCAAGTGTATTAAGTGAAGACTTAAATAGTAATAGACTTTTCATTTCGTCAAATGACAAATTTAAATCAGATGAAATAGTCGAAGGACAAATTTCTAAAGCTTCTGCTACAATAGTTAATTACAGACCTAATCCTGTAAATAACATTTCAGACCTAGTTAATTTTAGAGACCCCGATAAAGCAATTGAATCATTTTTAAATAATTTTAGAAATGAATTTTTAGCAACATTACCTGAAGTATTAGATAGTGAAGTAGATAAAAGAAATCTAATTAAAAACGTTAAGAATATGTACCG